GACAGGATACGGAGGACGGTTGTGGCGCACGTCTTCGGTGAACGCACTCTGGCCACACTGGAGCGTCTTCTGAGCCTGCTGTCGGCCTTTGAGGTCGTGGTATGGATGACGGATGGCTGGCCGCTGTATGAATCACGCCTGAAGGGAAAGCTGCACGTTATCAGCAAGCGTTACACTCAGCGCATTGAGCGACATAATCTGAATCTGAGACAACATCTGGCAAGGCTGGGACGGAAGTCACTGTCGTTCTCAAAATCGGTGGAGCTGCATGACAAGGTCATCGGGCATTATCTGAACATAAAACACTATCAGTAAGTTGGAGTCATTTGAACCGCCCCGGGAATCCTGGAGACTAAACTCCCTGAGAAAGAGGTAAACAGGATGACTAAAAATACTCGTTTTTCCCCCGAAGTCCGTCAGAGGGCGATTCGTATGGTTCTGGAAAGTCAGGGCGAATATGACTCACAGTGGGCGGCAATTTGTTCCATTGCCCCAAAGATTGGCTGTACACCGGAGACTCTGCGTGTCTGGGTACGCCAGCATGAGCGGGATACCGGAGGCGGTGATGGCGGGCTCACCACCGCTGAACGTCAGCGTCTGAAAGAGCTGGAACGTGAAAATCGTGAACTGCGCCGCAGTAACGATATCCTTCGCCAGGCTTCCGCTTATTTTGCGAAGGCGGAGTTCGACCGCCTCTGGAAAAAGTGATGCCACTGCTGGATAAGCTGCGTAAGCTGTACGGGGTCGGACCGGTATGCAGTGAACTACATATTGCCCCGTCAACGTATTACCACTGTCAGCAACAGCGACATCATCCTGATAAACGCAGTGCCCGTGCGCAGCGCGATGACTGGCTGAAGAAAGAGATACTGCGCGTATACGATGGGAATCATCAGGTATACGGTGTGCGTAAAGTCTGGCGTCAGTTGTTACGGGAAGGTATCAGAGTGGCCAGATGCACTGTGGCACGTCTCATGGCGGTTATGGGACTTGCCGGTGTTCTCCGGGGTAAAAAGGTCCGTACGACCATCAGCCGGAAAGCCGTTGCCGCAGGCGACCGCGTAAACCGTCAGTTCGTGGCAGAACGACCTGACCAGCTGTGGGTGGCTGATTTTACTTACGTCAGCACATGGCAGGGCTTCGTCTATGTGGCGTTCATTATTGATGTGTTTGCCGGATACATCGTGGGGTGGCGGGTCTCATCGTCCATGGAAACGACATTCGTGCTGGATGCTCTGGAGCAGGCGTTATGGGCCCGTCGACCGTCCGGCACGGTCCATCACAGTGATAAAGGTTCTCAGTATGTATCGCTGGCCTACACACAGCGGCTTAAGGAAGCCGGATTACTGGCATCAACAGGAAGTACAGGCGACTCGTATGACAACGCGATGGCGGAGAGCATCAATGGTCTTTACAAAGCGGAGGTAATACACCGTAAGAGCTGGAAAAACCGTGCAGAAGTGGAACTGGCCACACTCACGTGGGTGGACTGGTATAATAATCGACGATTGCTGGAAAGGCTGGGCCACATCCCTCCGGCAGAAGCAGAAAAAGCTTATTATGCTTCCATCGGAAACGATGATCTGGCAGCCTGAGTTCACAGATAAAACACTCTCCAGGAAACCCGGGGCGGTTCAATCGGGCTGAAAGTGGCGTCATGGGTGCGGGGGCTGACAAAAGCCCTCAGTGGCCCCGGAGGCCTTCTTTTTGCGATAACGGCGCTTTACCCGGTTGTTGACGGATTACTGACATCCATTGTTGGCAGGGAAAATAAGGACTGGCTGGATTCACATGGTTTTTTCTGGGCTTCAGACGGGACTTTCTTTTTCAATAAGAAAGAGATGGAGACGTATCAGACAAAACTGGATGTCGGAGAAAAGCCTGGCAACATCACCCGGGCACAATCACCCACAGTATGGCAGCAGGGCATGCTGGATACTCAGGCTTCTCAGGCAACCGGGAGGGAAGCAGCCTTCGGTGAATCCTGGCTACAGGGTATGCGTGCGACGCAGGAAAAACTCGGTAATGCCATGCAAAACCGCCAGCGACCGACGAAGACCGGGGAAGCCCTGTTAGGCTGGCTGCAACCGAAACTGTCTCAACTGGAGGAAAAATATAACCTGCCGCCCGGACTGCTGCGCAGCGTTGCGATCACCGAATCCCGTGGTAATCAGTTTGCCGTCTCACCTGCTGGTGCGATGGGACTGTTTCAGTTCATGCCGAAGACGGCCAGTGAATTTGGTCTGAGGGGGAACGATGCCTTTGATCCCGAAAAAGCCGCTGATGCCGCCGCGAGAAAACTTGGTGGCCTGATACGTTTTTTTCATGGCGATCTGGCTAAGGCTCTGGCGGCATATAACTGGGGAGAGGGAAATGTTCAGCGTAAGGGACTGGCTGCTGCTCCGGAGGAGACCCGCAACTATATTCCGCGGGTGCTGGCGAACCTGCCTTATCCGGGTGCGGCAATGGCCATACGGTCGCTCCATCCTGCGCCTGTATCGCAGTCCACCGTAACGGAAACCACGCATATCGGGACACTGAATGTCACCACAACGTCGGACAATGTGAAGGGTATTACCGATGACGCACGTCGGCGTATCACGAATTCGGCGCTTGTGTCGGTTTATTCCAGCGGGGTAACAGGATGAGTTTTTCTTTCGATAATATTTCCCTGAATAACTTTTCGCTCAGTGAAAGTAACGTACTGAGTGCAGTTCGTGGCGGCGGTGTCCTGGGACTCATTAATAGTGTACTGGCACCGTCATTCGGTATTTATTACGCACGGAATGATCCGGCAGGTGCCCATCAGAAGGGTGGCAAACCTTTCTCCCCGGATTCTTTTGTTGTCGTTGAGGTGGGCGCGGAGGCTTCTGTTTCCACCGTCCCCGTGGAGCAGGGGGCTTATACCACCTTTAATAAAATCCAGAGATCGCCGGAACTGCATGTGACTTTCATTGTAGAGGGGTGGACGGCCTTTTCCGGATCCGTCCCGAACCTGACAAATTTTTCCACCACCTCGCGGACGAATGTGCTGGAAACGCTTGAAAGGATGCGTACCACGGCAGGACTCTACGATATTGAGACGCCGGACAAGACATGGACATCCTGCGACCTTGTGAAATATGACTACCGAATGCGAAGTAATAATGGTCCGACCTTACTGACGGTTACTGCGGTATTTCAGACCGTAATGAATACAGGAGAGGTGTCAGTGGGAAGTACGGATAAGTCGTCTCCCACGGACAACGATAAAGCAAAAGGGGCCGCATCGGTTAAAACGCAGCCAGTTACGGCGTCGGTGACACAACCGTCAGACGCTGACAGACGAAGTGCCACGAACAGGGGGATCACCTGATGCTGGAAATTGTTTTATCTCCCGTTAAAGCCCAGCAGTTTACGGTGACACTGGGCGCTCAGGTCTGCACCATTCGCCTGAATCAGCGTACTACGGGGATGTATATCGATATCATTGTTAATGGTGAACCGTGCCTGTATGGCGTGCTGTGTCTGAATAATAACCGGATTGTCCGGTACGGATACCTGCCGTTTCAGGGGGACCTGTTTTTTACCGACACGGAGGGGAATAGTGACCCTGACTGGCGGGGGCTCGGATCCCGGTACCGGCTCTACTGGCTGTTACCTGAGGAACTGATATGAGCTACAGACAACGTAAAATAAGTAAGCGTAAACTGACCGCCGTATGTAGCCATTAAGCCTGTATTGGTAACGTAGGTGCCCACCTTTTCAACTAGTGGACACCTGTTATGGAACAGAAAGCATTATCTGCAGAACCCCGCAGATCATTTTCAAATGAGTTTAAACTTCAAATGGTTAAACTGGCTTCACAACCAGGAGCCTCTGTTGCCCGTATTGCCCGGGAACACGATATCAATGATAACCTGCTGTTCAAATGGCTCAGGCTCTGGCAGAACGAAGGGCGCATATCGCGGCGTCTTCCGGTAACAACCTCTTCTGACACTGGCGTTGAATTATTACCTGTGGAGATAACGCCGGATGAGCCGAAAGAACCTGTGGCTGCTCTTACTCCGTCTTTATCTACTCAGACTACAGTTAGTGCCAGCTCCTGCAAGGTGG